GACCTCAAGGTCCCGAAGGAGCAGCAAGTACAATAGTAGGAGCAACAGGCCCTGCAGGTCCAATAGGAGTCACAGGTCCTACAGGAATACAAGGAACTACAGGAGCAATTAGCCCGGCAGGATTAAATTGGCAGGGTGCATGGAGTGCCTTGTCTACATATGCTATGGATGATGCTGTTGGATTTGGTGGAGCTAGTTATTTTTGTATAAACCCTGTTGGACCATCAGCTACAAACCCTTCTTTAGACCCTGCTCATTGGTCATTACTAGCAAATCAAGGACCAACAGGCCCACAAGGACCAATAGGATTAACAGGAGCAGCAAGTACAATAGTAGGTGCAACAGGAATTCAAGGATTTCCCGGTCCGATAGGAGCTCAAGGTATTCAAGGTCCAATAGGATTAACAGGCCCACAAGGAACACAAGGTGCTACAGGCCCAATAGGTCAAACAGGACCTACAGGTGGACAAGGCCAAACAGGTCCCGCAGGAATTGCAGGTCCTACAGGATTTACCGGTCCACAAGGATTTACAGGACCTACAGGTCCACAAGGGATACAAGGAGGTCCCGGTCCTGCCGGCCCACAAGGAATTCAAGGTTTAACAGGCCCTCAAGGACATATAGGTTTAACAGGAATTCAAGGACCAATAGGTTTACTTGGACCAATAGGTGCAGCAGGTCCTCAAGGACTTCCCGGACTTAATGGCACTAATGACCAAAATCGTATAGGCCTAGCTTATAAAGGAGGTTGGATAGCAGCAGAATGGGTAGAAGGATTTAATTCATCAGCAATTAAGAAAGTATTAATTGTAAGTAATCCTTCAAATGCAGTTTTGCGTACTTGGACTACCCCTGCGTATCAAAGTACTACAGTTCCCGGAGTAGGTGGCGCATTAAGTTGTTGGAATGGTAATCCAAACACAACAAATATAGTTACTCAAGCCGGTGCGGGTACATATGCAGCAAGATATTGTTATGATTTTAGTGTGCTATGGACAGATGGAATTACTTATAACGATTGGTATCTACCTTCAAATTTAGAATTAAATATGATTCTTAATTCAGCAGCAGCAATTTCTAATTCTATGGCAACAATGGGTTTTACTGCTCCTTATTTTTTACCTAATGTATATTGGAGTTCTACTGAGGCTGCGAATACTAATGCATCTCATATAGATTTTAGAGCCGGATACTTTAGTTCCGGTTCTAAGAGTCTTTCTTTTTATGCTCTTCCTGTTAGAATAGCTACTATATAATTATGCCAAAAATAAGTACATATATCGTTAATGCAGTGCCTACCATAAGTGATATGGTGATTGGTACTGATGTGAACTCATATATGACAAATGAAACTAAAAATTTCTTAGTTAGTGATTTAATATCATTAATTACAGTAAATCCTGTAGGTCCTCCCGGAGCGACAGGCCCTCAAGGACCTCAAGGACCAATAGGTAATACAGGTCTGCAAGGTATTCAAGGTCTAGCAAATTTAACTGTTGGTATACAAGGTGTAACAGGCCCACAAGGCCCAATAGGATTAACAGGCCCACAAGGTCCAATAGGGCCTGATGGTATTCAAGGAAATACAGGTCCTCAAGGTATTCCCGGTCCTGATGGTCCAATAGGGGTCACAGGAGGGACAGGTATAGCAGGGCCCGAAGGTTTTCAAGGCCCAATAGGCGAACAAGGCCCTGCAAGTACAGTAGCAGGAATTGCAGGCCCTACAGGGACAATACCCGGCCCCCAAGGAATACAAGGTGGGCAAGGAATTGTAGGCCTACAAGGCTCTCAAGGAATTACAGGAGTTAATGGTCCTCAAGGATTAAATTGGCAAGGTACTTGGAGTGCCGCAGGTGTATATGTTGTAGATGATGCTGTTGGATATTTAGGTTCTAGTTATTTTTGTTATAATAATGTTGGACCTATAGGCACAAACCCTGTTTTAGATACTGCACATTGGGCTAAATTAACAATGATAGGCGCAGACGGAACAATAGGTCCAATAGGCCCAACAGGCGCAGCAAGTACAGTAGCAGGTCCAACAGGTCAACAAGGTTTTGCAGGGCCAACAGGAGGTGCAGGTTTACAAGGAGTAATAGGTCAAACAGGAGGACCGGGTGCTACAGGACCAATAGGCTTCCAAGGTCAATTAGGTTTTCCCGGTTCTCCCGGTATACTCGGTGCTCCGGGTATACAGGGAGTTAGAGGTCCACAAGGTGAACGAGGTATTATAGGAGCGACAGGACTTGCAGGTTTACAGGGAATAGCAGGAATTACAGGTCCTCAAGGACCAATAGGAGCAACAGGTTCTCAAGGCCCTGTAGGAGCAACAGGTTATCAAGGCCCTGTAGGTCAAACAGGCCCTACCGGTGCAACAGGCACACAACAAGGTAAGGCAGGAAATGCAGGTCTTAATAGTACTTCTAATATAGGTAGATTTTATCAAGGAGGTTATATAGCAGCACAATGGACAGAAGGATCCGTTCACACTTCAATTTTATCAATTAGAAAAGTACTTATTGTGGCTAATATAGGTAATCTTCAGCTTCCTTGGACTATTCCCCCATATCAGAACCAAAATGTTCCAAGTGGTGGTGGAAGAAGTAACTACAATGGCCAACAAAATACAATTGACATAGTTGCTCAAGCAGGTGTGGGTTCATATGCAGCACAATATTGTAATGATTTTAGCTATATAGACATTGATAATAATACTTATACCGATTGGTATCTACCCTCAATATGGGAATTAAATATGATTTTTCAATCAATAGGGCAAATTAATAAGTTATTGGCAGCAGCAGAGTTTCCTGCTCCAATTGCAACTAATACTAATTATTGGAGTTCTACGCAAACAACCATATATCCCATTTATGCCGACGCGATGTATATAAATTTTAATAACAATCAATTTGTAAATGATTCTAAAGCTGCTTCTTACAGTGTTCTTCCGGTTAGAGTAGCTACTATATTAGGAGGAGTATAATTATGGAAATAAGAAAAATTTCAGTAGGTCCTGATTATAAAGGAGGCGCAATGCATTACATTGTAGGTCAAAAAGTTTTAAATGAAACGTATGAAATACATTTAATTAAACTTGAAGACATTACCCAATCTATAAAAATATTTATTATAAATGAATCAAATGAAATTCTTTTATGGAAAGAATTTACACAAACTATTCCAATCTCTATTGAATATAATATATTTTATTAATGAAATCCCCATTTTATTTTATTGTTGAATCTTTAATAAATAAGAGGTACAACAATACAAAAACCATTAGTGGATTAGAAGTTATTACAAGTACATCTGAAGAAGACCATATATCTTCAAATAGATTCGCTAAGGTAATAGAAGTTCCATTAGGTTACAAAGGCCCAATATCTTCAGGCGACACATTGCTTGTTCATCATAATGTATTTAAGTACTATTATGACATGAAGGGAAATCAAAAAAGTGGTAAGAGTTTTTTTAAAGATGACAAGTTCTTTATTGAACCCGACCAATTCTATATGTATAAAAAGGATGACACATGGTATTCTTACGACAAGTATTGTTTTGTTAAGCCAATAGATGCTCTTGATTCTTATATAAAGAAACCATTTAGTGATGAGCCTTTAATGGGTGAGATGTTATATCCAAATAATTATTTAACTAGCAAAGGAATAAACAAGGGTGATGTAGTATGCTTTTCACCCGACAGCGAATATGAGTTTACTATTGACGATGTAAAAATGTACAGAATAATAGACAATCAAATAACAATCAAATTAAATTAATATGCATTTATTAACTTTAGACAATGTAATTAAAAATCCAAATGAATACCTTGAGCAAATAAAGAACAATGAGTTTAGGGACATTGAGGATGCAGGAAAAAATAAATTTAAGAATATTCAATTCAGAAGTCCTGATGACGAGTTTGCAAAGTATATGCTTTCAGCTTTTCCGGGATATGCAGTTAATTGGAATTTTGTTAGAAAATCACCTTTAAATCAAGAAGAACCAAATTTCATACATACAGATGAAATGATGGGAGATATAACTTGTATATTGTACTTGAATAAAGAGAAGCCAAATGAAGACGGCACTACAATATATGATGAAGATAAAAACCCATTGTTTGTATTATACTCTAAGTTTAATAGAATGATTGCTTTTAGTTCGGAATCTCCGCACTCAAGGAATATATTAGAGAACTTTGGAGATGAAGACTCAGCGAGATTAATTCAGGTTATATTCTTAAAACAAGTATAATGGATACAAAAGAAATAAAGCTAAAAATTATTGCGGCAGGTCATAAGGCGGTTGAACAGTTAATAAAAGTTGCAGAAGAAAATATTATTAAAAAAGATTCTGATGACGAGTTGGCTGCAGATAGGTTAAAGAATGCTGCTATGACAAAAAAATTAGCGATATTTGATGCCTTTGAGATACTAAATAGAATAGAACTAGAAAGAGAAGGTCTTGAGTCTTTAGAAAAGGGAGTAAGTAAAACAGATACCAAACAAGGGTTTGCAGAAAGACGGTCAAAATAATATATACAGTATACAAAAAGATTTTGTATCACCATCTATACTGTCCAATAAAAATAGGGCAAGGTCTTGGATATATGGTTATGATGATAAGTACGACATAGTTGTTATATCTAAAAATGGACAGGTAGGTCAAATAGTAAATATATCAGGATTAAATATAGGACTTCCTCCTGTGCCTGAGAAAGTATATAAAAGAAGCGATAAAAAATCTGAGCAGTATTGGCAGAGAGAAGACTTACCAAGGGAACTGTCAAAGATACAATCAATTTTCCATTGGAATGAAATGCCGTCACAATTTAAAGATAGATTGGTGGACTACATTGAGAATGAATTTGATTATAGAGAGCGTGGCTTTTGGTTTATGAACAATGGAGAGCCAACGTATATTACAGGTTCTCATTACATGTACTTACAATGGGCAAGTATTGACGTTGGATACCCTGACTTTCGAGAAGCGAATAGAATATATTGGATTTATTGGGAAGCGTGTCGTGCTGACAATAGGTCGTTTGGAATGATATACCTAAAGATAAGACGTT